TCCGTGAGTAGGAACGACTGCTCGCCGATCCAGAGACCGCCGCCATCCGTTCGGCTCGGCCGCTGGGTGCCCGCTACGGTCGTCCCGCCATAAAGAGCGACCCCATGAAGTGTCCATCGGTCTGTGAGCGGTTCCAGCAAATCCCAGGGCCAATGATCCATCAAGAAGTCCCCAAACGGTGCTGAGACTGCTGCAGGCCGGGCATCGAGCGGCGCGAGGTATTCAGGACTGTCTTGCCCATTTGCGCAGAAGCACTTCTTGCTATCGGCTCAGCCACGTCCCCAGCCGTTTTTACAATGTAGGCGTTCAGGCCCTCCCGGTCGGCCGTGACGCGGATTTCAACCTTGGACGCCGACTGAGCAGCTATGTCGCGGGCTCGTTCGTCAGCCGCGACATAGCCCTGGGCGGTGGCGACGGACGCATCGATGTTGTCGTTTGCTCCGACCCTACCGCGCCCTCCGCCACCCGCGATCCTCACGCCGATGGCAGCAAGAGCTGCAATGGTTGCGGCTCCCGCCGCCAGGTTCAGCGGGAACGGCAGGGAGGCGATGGCCCGGGCGACCGCGACCACTCCG